CTACTGCTAGGTTGTTAATCGAATTTAACTGCACATCTTTAACAGCAACTAATATCGTTCCTTTCTTCCCATAACTTCCTTCGTTAGAAGAAAACCCAGAAGCCCAGAACTCCACTCTATCACAAACACTGTCGATCAATTGGTATTTTTCAATATCGACTTTTTTAATTAATTGTAATGCTGAATCTATTTTAAGGTCCCATCCATTACCTGCTTTGTCTATTTTAATTTGACCAAAGGTTAGATTGGCTATAAATAACATACCGGTTAGAAATAGACCTTTCATAATTCTGTTATAAATAGAAAAAGGCCTGCGTTAACAGGCCCTTTCTTAAACTTTTTCGATGAAGATTATTTTACTTCTGAGTTTTTAAATTTGAAGGTGATACCGTAATGCTCTTTTGTCTTCTTGACGCATTTGTAAGACTCACCTGATCTTGCTTTTTCCCTTATTGTGTGTGCTGGAATGTTTAGTGCTTCGCTTGCCTCTTTTGCTGTTTCATATTCTTGAATCAGTACATTGTTAATATCAAAAACCTGTAGGTATCCTAGCCACCTGCTATTTGATTTACCTGTTGCATTCTCACTCTTCTTAGCTCGCATCTCTGCTGTGTTATGTATTTCTTTTTGCTTTTGTTTTCCCGTAAGTTCCGCTTCAGTGTAAATGCCAGCTGCTCGTCTCATCTGTACCGCTTCAGCTTTTGTTATTTCTCCTGCTTCGAGTTTTTCAAAAAGACCTGGGATTTGTTTGTATATTTGGGAGTTACTTTCTCTTTTCTCTTTGTAGTTTTTTTGCTTATATTTCTTTCTATGCTCATCCCAACGTTCTGAGGGCCAGTGTTTTTTAGTATTGCCGCCGGTTCCGCCTTCTGCTAAGTTATACCCGTCTGGGTATTTTGATAATAGCTCGATTAATTTTTTTTCCTGTGCATCAACTAGTTCTTCTGTTGTTTCAAAGACTATTTCAAATGTAAAATTTTCTATTCCGTATTTTCTTATTGCATCATACAGCGGATGTTGTCTTCCTTGTTCTACATTTCGTATATGTTCTGCCCAACGACGCTCACAGCTTTTCGCTTTTCCAATATAAACTTTTCCATTAACGTTGTTAAAAATCCTATAAATAAAATACCGACTACTCATATAATATAAATAGTCGGTACTTGTGAAATTGAGTAAGCGGTTGTGAAATTACTTAAAGAGTTGTAACCGTGCAGGCTCCTCCGGCGCAGGCAGCTTCTCCTGCTAGGTCAGTCATATCCTCTAACTCAATAACTTTACTTAAGTCAACATCACGTAAGGTAGTCATCAATCGATTATACTCTTCTTCAGTGCAATCCTCGAAAGGAGCTTGAACGTAAGTATGTCCATCGTAAGGTAATACTGAAAGCCCGTTATAAAACTTTCTATTCTCCCACATCCATTCTCCAACTGCATCCCATTCGTCGCTTTTAATTGAGATTGTAGCTGAAACGTTATGGGTATTGTTTCCTTTTCTATGGCCAGGCTTAATCCACTCCTTAGTTACTTTCTTTACTCTCTCTAAAAGATCAAAAGGTGATTCTGTTCTCAAGATTGCACCTTCGGGTGCTTTTTGAGGTACTGTAATGATTGCAGTATCATGAGGACGGAATTGATCGTCTTCTAGCAATTCTGGATGGTAGATGCTTAAGTAAGTGTAGATTGCCTCGTTCTTACCTACTCTTACTCTTCTTAAGTAGAAGTCGTTATGCCAGGCATGAATTCCACTAGAGGTTCCAAGTGTTAGAGAGGTTGTGCCTGCTGGCTTAACTGTAGTACATCTTGCGGCACTGTTGATTCCTAAAAGCTTAGCAACCCTTTCATTCTCTTCTTTTACTACTTCGGCTGCTTTAGCCATATCATACTGAGTCACAACTCCTGATCCAATACCGGTCATTGATACTCCGATCAAAGCTTCTTTCTCTGTAGTACGTTTCCAAACCTCTCTCAAGTAATGGAAGTCAGAATAACCGGCCTGCAAAGTTCCGATCAAGGCTGCTGCTCTAACTCTGCTGTTTAGATCCTCTTGAGACTGAATATCCGAAACGTTTACTTCGCATAAGTTACAGAACTGGAAAGGTTTCAAAGCAATCTCACAGCATGGATTAGTTCCCCATTCAATATTATTGGTAAAGTATATTCCAGGTTCACCTGCTCCTGATGCTTCGATTCTCTTCCAAATATCCCAGAACTGATCTTTCTCAGTAATTGATCTCAATAGAACGGCTGAGTTATTAGCTCTTCCACGTTGAGGATTCAATTCCCACCAAGCACCTGACTTACAAGAAATCATCTCATCATCGTCAGGAGAAAACAAACAGATCAAAGCAGCTCTTCTAATTCCACCTGCCAGTACTGCATCTGCAATATGACAAACCATATCATGAACTTCGATAGTAGTTAACTTATCTCCGTCCTGCTTAGTATCTAGGATACCTTGGAGCTTAACTAAACACTCTCTCAGAGGTGCTGGTCCTGGTGCTTTACCGCCGGCAGTAATCAATCTTGCTCCTTTTGGTCTGATATCTGAGAAATCAAACTCAATAGAAGAAGTTCCTGTAAAGTAAGATTTCATTAGTACTTTAACTGCATCAGCCCATCCTTCGATAGAATCTCCGATAAGGAATCTCTTTTTACGATTCTGTTTAGGCTTTCTAATTTCAGGTAACTTTTCGATGTGGTCGTTCTGAACTGAATAACCAACACCGGTTCCTCCTAGCAATAGGAACATTACTTCACCAAATGCTCTCCAATCATCAATAGGTAAGAATGCGCAGTTGTAAATACGTGCTGGGTTTACTTCGATAGGACGTCCTGCAAACTGCATCGATCTCATGGAAGGTAAAACCTTTTTGTCATAAACGTACTTATAAGCTGCCTCAATCTCATCCGCTAGGTGCGGATATTTCTTTTGATGCATCTCTTTGTTTCTTGTTACCAACTCGTACCATGTTTCTCTCCTACTCCAATGCGGTTGGTATTTCGCATATTTCATGAAAACTGTGATCTCGCTTAAAATTTTTGTTGAAATGTTCATTGTATTAATTTATATTGTATTTGATAAGTATCCAGTTTTTGTTAAAAATTCCCTGTTTTTTTAAGAGAAAGATGAAAGTTGCATGAATTTTTTAGCTAACTCTCGTTTATCGAAGCTGTCTACCTGGGGGAATGTAGAGGTTGTGTTAGAAGTGCTATGTTCGTAGGTCGGTAAGTCTTCCGTAAGTTCGATGTGACCGTTATTGGTATCGATCTTTGCTCCGTAGGTCATACCGTCCATCCCGTAACGATTCTTCATAACGTGTACTCGACCGGTTCCGTGAACCTTATCTTCCTTCTTTCTGGATAATGATAAACAAAAGTCGGCAACCATGATCTTATCATATGAACCTGCTGCCTTATCTCCTTCGATAATATCGTCTTTTGCTCCCATTCGGTTAACCTGAGAAGGTGAAAGAACAACTACTTTGAATTCCTTAGCAAGTCCTTTACATGCAACGTACATATCATCAATCTCATCTTTCCTTTCAGTAAACTTCTTGGAAGGTGGTCGGAGATAATCGATGTAGTCAATTACTACCATATCAGGTTTAATGTCTGCATCAATACACTTTTGAAGGTGGGCTTTCAAGGTTGCTACAGAGGCTGCTTTAGGTGGATACTCTTTTACTACTAGCTTACCGGCCAGACCCTCAACTATGCTCTCAACCTCTGGTCTGTGGTGCTGTACTTCTTCGATTGAATGCCCGGTAAAGTAACAGTCAAATCGCTTACCAACGTAATCTTGACCTAATTCCAAAGTATAGTAAACAACGTTGTAACCCATCTTAACTGCGTGAGCTGCTAATGCAACCATCATCCAAGATTTACCTCCACCTGGATTACCGAATACGATACCTAAATCTCCGGCTCCAAAACCACCTTGGGTTAATTGGTTCAACATAGGCCAGGGAGTAGGAATAGTGGGGCGATAATCCTCCCGGTAACGGGTCTCAATATCTTTATTATATTCGTGCCCAATATTC